ACGTTGTTCCCAGTGCTGGAAGCCGCACTACCACCAAACTTTCGCGGGTATGTCAAGGGTGATTTGTTGTACATGGACACACCGCCCTTGATTTCCGGCAACTATGTTTTCCGGCCCAACACTGTGGAATACAAGATTCCCGCAAAGTCTGCCCTGGGCCAGCGCATTGGCAACAGCAAGATTGGCATTGCCATACACTCAATGTACGCTGATCAAGGCGACGAACGTCAGCCACTGAGTGGTGTGGGCTTTAACGAAGTTCCTGGCCTGATGTTGGAAAAACCAGCAAGTCCCCGGCAACTGCAAACCGAAACCAACGCCGAAAAGCAACTCAAACAACTGATCAAAACTCATGGTCGAGACATTGATGTGCTGTTCAATCCTGCTGAATTGCGAGCACACAAGATCACAGATCTAGCCAAACTGTGTGTGGACTTTATCAACACCAAGGTAGGCGCACCACTCAACGGCGCCACACTGTTGCCCGAATTTGGGGATTGGCTACAGACCAAGGTAACACCACAAAAGTTCCGAAACATTGTGGAATATCTAAACAGTCCTACATCTAATACCCCGGCCCTGGCCGCGGCATTCACAGCATTTGTATTGTTACACGACTTGAAAATGCACCTGCTACGCCAAGCAGATGCTGAGCACCCGGGGCAAGAAGGCTGGGTCATGGCCACTCCTGCTGGTTACGCCAAAGCGGTAAATAGGTTTGATCCCCAGGCTTTTGCGGCTCAAAATCGTCAGAGAAACAATCCGCAACAGGCGTGATTTTTCCAAACTGGCTAAATAAAAGTAGGCCCGCTGAGGCCACTTAACTTAAAGGAAAATTGAAATGGCAACATTCACAAGAGTAAATGGTACTACCCAACCAGTCTTTGCACTGGACGTAGCAAACGGTTCTATCGCTGGTACAGCTAACGTTGCGGCCCAAGGCCCAGTAATGTTCTCTGGCCCCAAGCTGGACTTTTTCAGCTTGACAGCTAACACCGCATTGACAAACGCAGGTAACGTCAACGGTTACCTCAACAACGTGTTCCAGGCTATCCAGTCTGGCGCTGGCATTGTTGACGGTGGCGCTGGTGGAACAATTGCGTTCTACGACATTGGACCTACAGCAGGTTTGATCAGCTTGGCTATCTACCCAACTGGTGCTTATACAACAGCACAATTGGTGGCCGCTGCCCAAACAGCCAACGCAACTGGTGGTTTGAACATTGGTATCCCAACTGCTAACGTTTCTAACGTGGCTACATTTACCGGTTTGCAGACCTAATAACTAATTTTTAGTTAACCGACCCTGGAAGTAAAAACTCCAGGGTTTCTTTTTGGCATTAAATACTCATAGAATGAAAATCATATGCCGTACTCTTTTTGATTGCAGCGCCACTGGTGTAACCGGGCATTTTAGATCTAGCGAAATACCGTTTGTGGACCAGGCGGGCCAACAGGTAAACAATCAACAAGATTGGAATCACTCGCGCAATCAACAACGCAATTGGGAAACCTTGTTGCAACTCATCAGCCTGCGTACACAACCGGTGGACATCACTATTCCTGCGCAACAAAACGACGTTTGGGAATTTGAATTCAAAAGTGAATCTCAAGGAGTGTTTGAAGTTCATGGAAATCCTGATCCACTGGCAGGGTTAAAAACCGACTGCGAAGGCGTGCCCATGATGTTGAATCTCAAAGAGCAACCCGAGTTATCGCCCACTATAACCACCAATGGCGATGATCAAAATATTTGGTTCACTGCGGTAAATAATGCATTGGAGTAATCATGGCTGATACCACTGACATTGAAAAGAAAAGTCTAGAAGCACACGTTGAGTTGTGCGCTCAACGTTACACAGCTTTAGAAAAAAGCATCGACGATGTCAAGGCGGACACAGCAGAATTAAAAGCCACCATTCAATCTGTACATGCCATGGTGCACAAGATGAGTGACAGTCGTAACACACAGTTGATTGGCTGGGGAGTGGGAATCATTGGATTCTTAACAGCCGTTGTAGGATACTTGGTTACTCACTACGTATTAAAATGACCCAAGACCAAAAATTAGAACAGTGGGCCGAACGTGAAATCAAACGTAACCTACCGTCTATCATTCTAGAAGATGATGATGGCGGTGTTGTGGTGTTTGGTAAGTACTTTATCCGGCCTGTAGACAAAGGGTTTGTGGTCAACACCTGGGACCAAGAAATACACTGTTTCAGCAGTAAAAAAACAGCAATGAGCTGGTGCACTGCTGATCATCAAGGGCAATATAAATTAAGCAACTTGATTTTGTTGCTAGATCGTAAAAAACAAACATTGGCAGCAGACATCTACTGTCGTAAAAAAATAGGCGAGCGCGGCCGACACGAAAATTTCAATGAAATAATAAACATGAAAATCCAACCCAAGATTGACAGCTACAATGCAGTCAACTCCGAATTGGAAAAATGTGTAAATCAGGCTAAATATCTACAGATTAGAGGATTCAATAATGAAACTGCAAGAACTATCGGCCACTAAGCCAAGTAAGCAAATTACCAAAGTATTTGAAAGTTACTTTGGTTCACGTATTCCCTTCAACCAACTGACTGCCAATCAATCGGCCTTCATGCTGGAAAAAGTACAGGGTGTGCTCCGGGAGTATCGATCAACTGTTGCACGTCACAACAGTGAACAGAATCCAAAATATCTGCAACTGATCATGATGGAACAGGCTCTTGTGGGCAGGCTCAAAGAGGCCATGGCTCCTGTGGCTGGTACCAGCGGAACTGGCAGTGTTGGTGCCGCGGCTCCTGCAACACCACAAGCCGCTGTGGCTGGCGGAAAGCCTGCTGTGGCTGGTGCAGTAGCAAAAGATCCCAAATTGGCCGCTGCACTTAAAAAGAGTTCAGCTGGTCAAACATTGAATCCAGAAGAACAAAAACTAGTGGCCGGCGCCGCAATGATGCAAGCTGAAAGTCGTTTGCGTCGTTTCATGAAGCGCCTGAATGAAAGCGAAGTGCAACAAGCTCAAGTTGTATTGGCTGCTCAGGACATGGTAGACAAGATGCAAGGCATGTTGGAAGATGTGAGTGAACTGCAATTCAAAGAATTGCCAGCCTTGGTTGATTCAATCAAGGATCAAGTTGGCATTGATCAAGCCGCTCAATTCAATCAAGACGCCACTGCCGCTCTTGCAGGCCTGTTGCAAAATATTCAAGGTGCCAAACAGCAACTTGATGCTGCTCTAGGTGTTGTAACTGGTCAAGCACCAAGTGGCGCAGCCGCCGCGGGTGCAATGGGTGCTGATATTGCCGCTGGTGCTGACGCCATGAATGCCGCTGGTGCCGACATGGCTGCTGCTGATGCCGCTGGCGCCGAAATGGGAGCTGATGCTGCCTTGGACGCAGCCGCAGCCGAAGCTGGCGCAGAAGCTCCTGCTGCCGCACTAGGTCGAGCCAAGAGATAATGAAAATATTTGAAGTTGATGCTGGTTCAGCACCAACTCCTGACCCAGAACAACTGTCAGGGTTGGTACAGTTCCTCAATGGTCGTGCCAGCGACACCAATGCCAAGAAAGAAATCAGTCAGGATGCATTTATCAAACTGGCCAATGATTTAGACATCAACATAACCCCTGACAACTTAGCCGGTGTTGTGAGTCAAGAACCACTCAGTAACTTATTAGAACCCATGGATCCAAACACTGGAGTTTTGGTATTTAAAAATGCCGGCAAACCCAATGTTGCCATGCCAGTAGATCGGGCACAGGACATTGTGGCATCCGCAGCCAAATCGGCCATGAAAAAAGACCGCGGGGTCTAACCAATTCAGTCAACTAAAGGTTGACCTAAAACGTTAAATAGTGTATAGTCTGTAAACTAAACTCTAGGAGAACCCTATGACACGCTTGGCAATTTTGTTGGCACTGTTTGCAGCCGCTCCAACAGCAATGGCTCAATACAACAACTTCGGCACTGTGGAGATTGTGAGAGTTGAACCACGCATGATCACCACATATCAACAACAATGTCGCGAAGTGGCTGTTCAAACTCCTGCCACTTCTGGCAATACAGCAGGTGGTGTTCTGGGAGCCATTGCTGGTGCCGCAATTGGCAATCAAATTGGTGGCGGCTCCGGGCGTGATATTGCCACAGTAGTGGGCGGCGTGGTAGGTTATCAAGCCGGTCGCGGTGAATCCCAGCCCGGCGGTGTAAGCTATCGCACTGTGTGCGAATCTGTACAGGTCTTGACACAGCGAGGCGAAACAGTGACTTTTAGATACCGTGGCCGATTGTTCAGCCAAACTTTTGATTGATTGTGATTCTATATGGCCTACTCAGACAAAGTAATTGATCACTATGAAAATCCACGCAACGTGGGTAAATTTGAAATTGACGATTCAATCGGTACAGGCATGGTAGGAGCACCTGCTTGCGGTGACGTGATGAAACTTCAGATCAAGGTCAAAGACGGCATTATCACAGATGCAAGATTTAAGACTTACGGATGTGGCTCAGCAATTGCATCAAGCTCGCTGATTACTGAAATGGTCAAAGGAATGTCGCTCGACGCCGCACAATCAATTAAGAATTCAGACATTGCTGAAGAGCTCGCCCTCCCGCCAGTCAAAATCCATTGTTCAATCTTGGCCGAAGACGCGATCAAAGCCGCGGTAGAAGACTATCGCAAAAAGCATGATCTCGTTCACTGACACAGCACGAAACAAAATCCAAAAACTAGTCACAGCCAAAGGCTATGCAGGAATTCGGCTTGGCGTAAAAACCACTGGTTGCTCTGGCCTGGCTTATGTGTTAGAATACGTGAACAAATACACACCCCAAGATGGCAGCATCAACTATGCGCAACCCGAATTTATTGTTATAGTGGATCAACGGCACGATGTTTATTTGCAAGGTATGATTGTGGATTATGTGCGTCAGGGTCTCAACGAAGGTTTTGAATTCCGCAATCCTAATGAACGTGACCGTTGTGGCTGCGGAGAAAGTTTTAGAGTTTGAAACAAAAATACATTGACCTATACATGGACTGGGCTCGGCGAGCTGCTGAACTCAGTAATGCTCGACGCCTGCAGGTGGGCGCAGTAATTGTCAAAGACGGTACTGTGATCAGCTATGGCTACAACGGCATGCCCGCAGGTTGGGACAACAACTGCGAAGACGAAGTTTACCAACAAGACGGAACTGCGGGACTAAAAACCAAACTCGAGGTTCTTCATGCTGAATC